AGACAATGTTTCATTAAATCTAGGTTCTGATTATGGACCATTTGACAAAGTATTCTTTCCTAGAACAACAGAAGTTGGTAATGACGAAGGTATTAAAAATGACACTTATATTCAATCAATTCTTGATGAATTTTTTGATTCAAAATGCACTAGCGGCCAATGTACAACAACTCCAACCACAGATTGTGGTGGAAAGAACTACATGATTATGCATTATGGGTATTCTGGTACAGGTAAAACATTTACAGCAGATTATATTTATAAAAAGATTCTAGCAGATAGTGCAACAAGAGAAGAAGGAAGTTATTATGTTTATGGTAAATTAGGTAGAAATCAAGACAAGGGATGGGATAACAAAGATTTTACTTACAAGAAGCAAGTAATGACCCGTCCATATGATGTACCTACAGAATTTAGGTACCCTGAGCCCTCTAAGGATTTAGGTCGGCCGGATAAAGAATTTATGAATAACTCAAAGTTGGTAAAAGAAAGTTTGAATAACAAAGAAAGTAGTCGATTTCATTCATGTAAAGTTTTTGTAAATGAAAACGGAAACAGGTTGTACTATTATGATTTAGCTGGTTTCGAAAGCTCAAAAGCTATTGCGACACAATATATTGGTGATAATGCTAAAGAAATCTATAAAGAAATGTCAAACAACGCAACACTAATTACTTCCATTATCAGACTTCTAAAAGTGCCTTCTGATAAAAAAATTAATGCTGATGAACAAATATTGAAAGCATATAAAGAACAAGGGGACAAAAGAATACTTAGGATTACTCCAAATCTTGGAGAATATTTAGGACTTTATTTAAAGCGAAAAACGAGTGATAAAGACAAATTTGAGGATGCAACTGAACTTACTAAAAAACAAATGAGAGACCGTTTAGATTTGCTCTTGGAATCACATTTTATCTCACAATCCTTAAAAGACTTGAAAGCTGGGCTAATCCAGTATCGCAATAATACAAATACTGAGTTGGAAATTCCTAAATTAGGATTAGACAAAACTAAATTCGAAAAGATTGTCATGTTCGGATTCATTCGCAATGATCAAGGATACGTTGATAAACATATAGATGAAACCTTCTTAAATGGAACCAAAGAAACATTGCAATTTTTGAATGATCTGGCAAATCCAAGAGTCGATCCAAGTTTAAAAGCAACGGGAGGTACCATCGAATCCCCAATTGAACCCACCCCATTCCAACCCAAACAACTCCTCCTAGAGTCCGCGAACAAAGTCACAGAATCTGCGTTGGAGCCATTAATGGTAGGTGGTGGTATCATTGACAAAACGGTACAAGATACTGATCGTTCAATCGTAATCATGGTCACTTTCTTTATCACTTTCTTATCGACTTACATGAAAAACACCTTATCAGACAAAGGAGTTTTGAAAAATAAAACAGAAGAGATGGTTACTTTGGTGGCATTCTACTCCTTCTTTACACTACTCTTTGCTTCTTTGATCGAGTTGGGATCTGTAGATACCATGTATATGGTCACTTATTTATTGGCATTCGGTATCATTTATATCACTCTCAACACATACCAAGAACCCAAGAAACAATCCATAATCAAGGATAGAATCGAAGGGGAAGTGATCCAAGAATACAAAGAAATGGATAGTAACTTGTTGATTTCATGGATGATGTCCTCTATAGGAGTTATTTTTGTTTGAGAGGGAATTTAGATTTTTTGTAGTTGTTTTTAGGAAAGAGTGTTCCTGCTCTCACAAACCCACCACTAGTAGTAGAGAAAGGATTGGAAGTTGTGGAAGTTGCTGATGGAACGCTCATGGTTGGAGAATTCATGGTTGGAGAACTCGTCACTGGAGCAGTCGAAACAGTATTAATCATGTTTTGGTTTTCTTGTTGTAAAGTTTGTGCGTATTGATTGGTAGAATTGATCGATACTTCAAGGTCATCTCTGAGTTGTTTTACAAGGGGATTGTTATTGATTTTATAATTTTTGTTCAATTCAGGCTGATTAGAAAGCTTGGCTACTTCTTGTTGGGTTCGTTTAATAATGTCAAAATGTTCAGGTTGGAGAGTCATGATGCTGTTGCTCAAGTCTTGTAAATAATTAATCTTGTTCATGACAAGTTCATTAATGTTGTTAAAATAGTCAGGCATAGCATCACGAGTGTCTTTATAAATTTCAAAGAATTGGTTGTGTTTGGCAATGATATCTTCAAAAACAGAATCAGCAACAGTTGTGATGGAACCGCCTTTCTTTACAGCTTTATCATCCAATGTTTTCAATTGATTAATTTCATTTTGAGTGGGTTTATTGTATTTGGAGATGTCACCGATCTTTTCGATCAAACTATTCATGGAATCTTTGGTCTTTTGGAAGTTAATAGAATCTGAATCTTGCATTTGATTGGTCAATTTAAGAATATTATCAGTCTTATCCATGACACTAAGTTGCTTTTGTTGTTCTGCATTCAATTTGAAATAAGATTCAGTGGTTTTGTAGATATTGATCGCGAATAATAGATAGATGAATTGAATATAATGATTCATGTATACATCGAAAATGAAGTATTTGGTTTTGTTGATGAATATCTTCAATTTGTTTTTTAGTTCTACTTGATAACCAGTATTTTCAGGAACTTTGTAATCATCAATAGACATGGATTTCAAATTCTCTAATTTAGAAATGTATTCCTTGAAATATTGCTTCATTCCATCCATAACTGGCCTCTTGTAGAATTTTGCGGTATTGAGACTTCTCAATTGTAAATGCTCTCTTTGTTCCGTATCCGTTTTTGAATCAATCGCAACCACCCCTAAAGAGATGAACAACTTCATTCTATCAGGGTTTGGAAGAGACTTGGCGGATTGTTGAGAAGCAGGAACATCATCCATAAATTCCAACTTTTGGTTTAAGAATGTAGTCATTTTGTCAATGTTTTCATCCACCGATCCGATCGCTTGAACTGATTTTAAAAATCCGAAAGATTGTCCAAAACCAGAAGAAATATGCTGGGATAACTCATTTTGTTGCTGTCCGAAATCCTTTTTTCCGCTGAATCCAGAAAACATGGTGCGTGTAATTATTTATATTAAGTGACACTTTTTTTGAACTAAACCTACTTAAAACTATTAGAACAATCAAGAGTATAGTAAACAAACTATTAACCAAATGGCATCCTCCCTCACTAACTTTAACAAAGAACTTTCTCGTTTCGCTCTCAAGTACAAAGCTGAACTTCTTGAAGAAGTAAAGACTGTTGTAGATTCTGGCGAAGATCTTAAGACCTATCTCGAAAATGCTCTTGCGACTGTAGAAACTGACCTTGCTTCTCTTGACAAAAAGGCAAAGAGTAAGCGCAATGTAGGGAGTGCTCCTCGCCCTCTTTCTGCTTACAACAAATTTATCAAAGTGACCCTTCCAGAACTTAAGGCCCAAAACCCAGACATGGATAATAAGACTCGTATGTCGAAGGCTTCTGAAAAATGGCAATCTCTCACTCCTAAACAAAAGGAAAGTTACAAGACTATGGAAGTATAAATACAATCATTGATAATAAACCATTATAATTTTTTAAACTACTTAAAAATGTAAAACCAAATATAAGTAGTTAATTAACAACAAGCTATGCAACTAGTATACCCTTCTACATTTTACTCTCATGTTCGTGTTGATATTCCTCATGATTTGATGAAGTTTGTCATTGGTGTAAATGGCAAATGGTTCAAGTACACCTGTGAGAAATGTTCAGTTTCTAATATTTGGTTCAACAAGAATCGCAGTATTGTTGAGATTTGGGGACCGATCCATAATCTTATGTCTGCAAACTATGCGATTCAGTCTAGAATCAATGTAATTAAGAATCGTTTTTCATTTGATGACAAAGATAGTGTAAAGATGTGGTCGAATGATGATTATGAGGAGATTCTTCTACAAGAGTTTTCGATTGATGAAAAGTTTCTAGGATCTCAGCTATCAATGGATCATGTAAGGGTATTGATTGGGAAGCATGGTAATGGTTTCAAAAGAATTACTCGCGAAAGTGGTGTGAGCTTTATTTGGTACAATAGTCTTCAACAATCGATTCAGATTTGGGGACAGAAAGAAGACATTGAGAAGGCGAAAGCAATTATTATGGATAGGATCAATACTATTTTCAGTACAATGATTATGGATTCAACTTCTTAAGAATCTTCAAATAAAAATTATATTGCCTAAATACAAATAAACTTACAAATGAATTTCACTATTTTATCTATCATTTATTTACTTTTAGACATATTATGGATCAGTTCAATGACTCCTTTGTTATACAGAGGCGTATTTGAAACAATACAAAAATCAACATTAACATTCAATAAATGGTATGCTATATTTGCTTATATTACATTATTGGGTGTGTTGTATTGGATATGTAGACCATTAAGCAAACAATACAAACGAAAATGGTTCGCTTACACAATCGTAGGATTTGCGTTGTATTCTATTTACAATTTTACAAATGGTGCTGTGTTCAAAGATTATTCCTATAAGATGGTAATCGCAGATACATTGTGGGGAACAACTGTATTTACTGTGTTAGGATTATTGGATACTAAATATTGAATCTTTAAAAAATCTGTTTATTTATAGTTGATCTCGTTTGATCTATCTTCATCTGTTTTCGGAACAAAAGTGGATGTACATACTTGTCCTCTTGATTTTGTTTTGCCTTTACAAAACGAGGTACCTATTGGTTTTGGTTTAAAATCTTGTTGAAACAAATTATGGTCAACAGAAAAGTAGTCTCTCTGACGATCGAAATGGTCTCTCTGACGATCGAAATGGTCTCTCTGACGATCGAAATGGTCTCTCTGACGATCGAAGTATTTAATCAAGAGAAGTAATCCTATTAAGATGAATACAAATCCAATTGCTTTCATCATGATTGGTTTAATTTTTTTTCAAACTTATTATATATAACGATTATAATATTTCTTCAATCAAATTAATATTGTGTCATTCTAATGGATGTAGTATTATTCATATTTCGTAGGGATTTTAGAGTAAAAGACAACATTGGGTTACAGGAATGTATTACATACGCTAATAAAAATGATTGTAAGATTATTCCAACTTTTATCATTGATGACAAACAGGTCAAGAAGAAAGATTACTTTTCTAATAAGTCCTTTCAATTCTTAACTGAATCTATTGATGATCTAAATAAACAAATTGGTAAAGATGTATTCATCTATGAAGGAAATAAACATGTACTGTCCTATCTCGAGGATTTGGAGTATGATGTGAAAGCTGTTTTCAGTAACAGAGACTTTACACCATATGCCCAAATAAGAGATGATATATTGGAAAAAGAGTGTAAAAAGAGACAGATTTCATGTATGTTTTATGATGATTACACTCTCTTAGATTTAAACAAGGTGGTATCTGGAAATAACTCATTTTACAAAGTATTTACACCCTTTTTCAATAAAGTAAAGAATATTGAAATACAAAAAGTAAAGAACCTGTATACCAAAGATTTAGAATTGTTTAAAAAAGTAAAGTCGACCATAAATCTTAAAGATTTATATACAAATCAAACGAACCCAATTTTGAAAGGTGGTCGAACCGAAGCTTGGGATCGCCTTAACAAACACTCTTACAAAACCTACAAAGATACAAGAAACTTTCCTCATCGAAAAACAACTACAATGATGAGTGCGTATTTGAAATATGGCTGTATTAGCATTCGTGAGTTTTATTGGTACATTTATAAGAAGTATGGTAAAGACCATGAATTGATCAGACAGCTTTTCTGGAAAGAGTTTTATGCTTATATCACATATCATTTCCCTCATGTTCTAGAAGGTATGATCTATGACAATCAAAATAATAAAACATTCAAAGAAAACCTTAAGAATAAAATCCTATGGCAAAATGATACAAAGTACTTCAAGTCATGGTGTGAAGGAAAAACTGGGTTTCCTATTGTTGATGCTGGGATGCGTCAAATGAATGAGACTGGTTTTATGCATAATCGTCTTCGCATGATCACATCGATGTTCTTGACAAAACATCTTCATGTGGATTGGAGATGGGGAGAAAAATACTTCGCAACCAAGTTGATTGATTATGACCCAGCATCCAACAATGGAGGTTGGCAATGGTCTTCTGGAACAGGAACAGACTTCAATAATTACTATCGTATGTTTAACCCTTGGATTCAAACTGAACGATTCGATATACAATGTAAGTATATTATCAAATGGATCCCAGAGTTAAATGTGGTACCAATCAAAGATATTTTGAAATGGTATGATACTTATAAACAGCATAAAGGTGTGTATGTAAAACCTATTGTAGATCATGCTGAACAAAGAGACTTGACCATGGATTATATTTATAAAAAATGAAATCTAATACACTACCATCTAATACACTACAAAATAAGGACATAAACATATGATATAAATGATTTGTTTGTTAGGATACTCAATAGTTGGAGTGGATGGTTTTGTTAAGATGTTCATGTTTCTTTCATAATTCAACTTACAAGCTTCTTCATCAGCAGCATCGATTAATTCAAAGTGTTCTATTTCCTTTTGTTCATTTTTCTTTTCAATGTATTTGATGTACATTCCTAATATAATAGCAGTAGTCATAAGATCCAAAAAGTAAACACTATTGAAATCATCTTCGGTAGATAATCCACTTAATACCGTTGATACATAGTATAATATAGTATTCATTCCTACACAAATACCAATATCATTCATCGTAATCTCTCCTCTTGTTTCCAATTGGTTCTTTAAATACAATAATGTTACAATCTTCAAACAATACAAAAGAAAGTAATGGAAAAACATTTTTGGGGGTATATCTCTTATTATATATAAATATGAAAAAAGAAATCATTTTGACTATTTTCATATCGATTGGTGCTTACGAGTTATACAAATTGTATATGTGGATTATACAAGAAAGAAAAAAACACAGAAAGAAAAAGCTACCTAATGAAGTTGATGCTGAAGAACAACAACATCAAGATCAATGTCTTCTTAGATACAGAGATCGTTGCATACATTCAATACATACAAAAGAAACATCTGCTAAAGATAATGAAAACAAGTGCAATAATTACCCCACTAATACTTCTCCAGATTCCCCTTATGTCGGTGTAAAAGACAGATTTACTTTTGATGTTGTATATAATGTAGCCATTGTTTTGGCTATGCTTGGACTAGTATACATCTACTTTAATTAAATGCTTTATACTTCACTCAGTTCACATTCTTCAGGACGATTAATCTTAATCTCATAATTACATGTTATGATCTCAGGTAGATTCTTTTTACTCTTACCATGAAGTTCTTTAAATTTATTGACAATAGAAGAAGGAACTGGTGGAGCTTCAGATATGATACGATCATATTCATTCTTAGCCCAACGAATCAAATCCTCAGAGTTCATACGGTCCTCTCTAGACATACCTAGTTCCAACATCATATTGCGATAGAAACTACCAAAGTTTCTAGCAACTGAATTATGGTTTTGACTCTTTTCATCAGGTTTATAATATTGAGCTACAGCAGCCATAGCCGCAGTAAAGATATTGATCGCACCAATCCCATACATCCAATATACTTGATTTTCAAATCCAGCAGCTCCAAAGTTACTTACACCACCAATGGTACTCAAGATAATCACGGGAAGGTACAATTTGTCTCCTAGAGACTTCCAGTAACCAGCTGATCCATCATGCAACTCTCTATATCCTGCTGCTTTCTCTCCCCAGCTTTGCATAAGATCTTCCAATTCAATAGTCCAATTGTTTGCATTGATCTTCTTCTTGAGTTTAGAAAATTTAGCATCAGCGAGAGCCGCCATCTCTCCTTCATCAGTTTCATCAATTTTCAAAATATTCGGTGTTACCGACATACTATTACGGTTGTTAAAAATATACATTAAATTTTTTAAATAGATTCTTCTATGCTCTTGTTTTTGACTCTTAATGTTCGGTCCGCTATATCATTAAGTTCTGTATCATGTGTAACAATAATTACTGTCTTTTCACGCATAAAATCATTGATGATTGTCTTGAATAAATCCTTTGTTTGATGATCAATGGATGCAGTGGGTTCATCCATGATAATTACATCTGGATTCTTCAAATACAACTTAATAAACCATACCAACTGGCGTTGACCACCAGATAGGTTCATACCATTCTTTCCTGCCATCGAATCGATTCCCTTTTCAAGATTTTCAAAATGCTTCATGATTCCAAATTTTTGTAATAGGTCAATCACTTGCTTCTTTGTTACACTTTCATTATCATAACGAATATTATCTAGAATGCTTCGATTGAAGAGAATACAGTTTTGAGGCATGAACCCAATCTTCTTATACAATGATTTTACTGTGAATTCCTTGTAGCAACGACCATTCAAATAAATACTACCTTTGCTTGGTTTCAACAATCGTAACATCAGCTTAATCAAAGTTGTTTTACCACTTCCAATTTCACCAACCACCAAAATAGTTTCACCTTCTTCCACTTCTAAGTTGATATTTTCCAATGCCCATGATTTTTGTGATTTGTATTTATAATAGATACTATCCATTTTGAGAATTGGTATGGGTTTTCCTTTATCGAGTGGTTCGCAATAATCAGGTATTGTCTCTTTCACTACATTCTTTCTCAAGAAATTAGAATTCTTGATAGTACCATAATCAAAAATAATATCACGAATAGTATCAATCATCCATAAGAAATTACCAATTAAATGTGTAATCATCATAATCAATCCAAAGAATAGACCTTTTGTCATGCTTTTGTTAGTCAACATATCAAAACACCGTTGTGTAAAGATATACAAGAACAACAACATAGCACCAGTAAGTGCTAAACGGTAGTAAAGTGTAATCAATACAGTCTTATTGTATATCTTGACAAATCTTTGTTTCTTTTCATACAACCGTTGTAATTCACTATCTAACTTATCTTCTTTATGAACCGATAAATAGTTTGTAAGAATATCATCAATCTCTTCATGAATGGCGGAGAGAGCCATATCGGATTCTTGGCTTATCTTATTGGTTGAATATGGACTAATAACCATCACCACCACAAAAATAGTGAGCATCACCACAAAGGATAACCCTAATTGGAAATCAATGGAAAAAAAGTATCCAGCAGTAAAGATGAACTCTAAAATGTGAGGGATCACAAAGGTAGTTAATTTACTATACCAACTTGTAACTACATGTTGAGATCTCAAGATTTTAGAAAGCAAATCTCCAGTTAATAACTCTTTGTAGCTCTCTTTTTGATCATCAAATACATTCTTCAAGAAGATTTCTTTACACTTATGTTGAAACAATGGAATCATCTTGGAGTCATTCAAGTCCATCAATGCATAACCAATTTGTAAGAATGCCGTAACACCTAATATCATCAACATTTTGTTCATTGCAAACTTGTTTTGCTGAATTGATTCGAACAAATTACCATATAACTTAGACATATATATATCATTAATGGGAATCAACATCATAAACAAAAGCGTAGTCACGATGTATATA